GATTCCGTCCCGTCATATGTGTAAACAACATTGGCTTCATCATTAAATAAGTAATTTATGTTTCCCCGTAGATCTGTATCTGTTTCAAATTCGTTTACTTTTAACATTTGTTCCCTCCTATAATCCTAGAGATTTTATTGTGTCAACTTTCGAACTGACATTTGTGCGTTTTCTAACCGGTCTGTAGAATCGTTCCACTGAATAACGCAACGAATCGATACAATGATTGTATGTATCTACTGGTTCATTGGTATATTCACCTGTATCTTTGTCCTTTTGCCATGTGTAGTTGTCAAACTCTTCAATAGTCTTGAAACAACGTTCATCAACAATGATTTCAAATTGCATTAAGAATTGTAACCCTTGTACAACCGAGCCCTTCCCTTTTTTGGTTGGTAAAATCCTTTTAAGCCCTAGATTCCTTAATTCAGCTATACTTTTTTGTTCTGCACTATCTGCTGTAATTTCTTCTTTAGCATAACCAAGTTGCTTTATGACATTAGCTATTTCATCATTCAGCATACCTTGTTTAACATACTCTTCAATGATGTATAACTTCTTTTTCTTTACATCTATTTTAGAATGTATAAAAGCACTAGGATCATTAACGTAGCCAAAGTCCAATCCAAAATAAGAAGGTAAATGTCTTAACTCATCTTTATTTATTAAACGTTTTTCATACTTAGGGAAAACCAATTTGTCTAGTGTAGCAAATTCACCTAACGCATAAATTTTGTAATATGCTGGATTACGATTTGCTAACAACTCTAAGTTTTGTCGTGTCATTTCATCAAGAAACTTATTATCTCGATAACTAGATTGTCTAATCATGACATTTTCCATTGGTTCACCATGTTCAAAGAAATACTTATAAACCCAATTCAGTTTAGATACTGGGTTAAACATCAAAAATATTTGCTTATTCACGTGTTTACGCTCCCTCAAACGCAACGTTAATTGCGTGTAATCATTTAGTGTGAATTCAGACGCTTCTTCCATGACTATGTCTGATATGCCTTTTATCGACTTTATTTTCTCTGGGTTATCTAATCCTTTAAACAAAAAAACTGCGCCGTTTGGCAATTCAACTTTGTTATCAGTCTTATTCCAAAGGCACATGTCCCAAATACCGAAGTTTATCAAACAATCTTTGACATCTTCGAATAAACTATCTTTAATTGTTGATTGGACTTTTCTAAGCCATAGTATACGCCTAGGATATTTCCAGTCTTGCAATGCTTTAAGTACAACTTTTTGTATAACGCCGTGAGACTTACCGCTCGAACCTCCACCGTAATGTACTTCAGTGAAGTTATCGTAATTGGTTAGTATTTCGAATATGTTTCTATTGAAAACATTAGATGGTTTGTTAAAGTTTAATTTAACTTTCGTCATCGTACTCACCAATATTAATCTCAATATTCTTCTGAGTAATTTCTTTTTTATCGATATACGCACCATGTACTTTTAGTATGTGGTCAATAGATCTCTGACGCTCTTCAAAAGTTGGTGTGATTGTGTAAGTAACCTCTTTTTCCACTTCATCGTTTAAATGGTCATATTTCTTACTGTAAGCCTCTTGAGGTTCTCCTCTAGCAATAGAAGCAGATAACGCTAAAGCTTCTGTAATACTCATTAAACGCTCTTCTTGTATCTGTTCTAATCGTTCTTTAATATATTCCGAAACATTAACATTTCTTAACAATCGACTTGCTAAAGACTCTGCTGTTTTCTTACTATAACCTGCTGTAATTGCTGCTTTTTTACCATTACATCCATTCATTATATATTCATCTGCGAATCTCTTTTGTTTTTCGTTCATTTCATTTACCACCAACTCTCGCGCTATACGCTTTTTAAAATTAAAAAAGGATTGGCTATAATCAGCCAACCCACATAGATCCTTTATTCCTAATTGCGATAAGGGAAACGCAGTAAGATAGTCAATATCCTACACTATCATAATATCTCATTTTAGGTATCAAAAACTGCCACTTTACTGCCAATTTCACTCTTCCCCTAACTCTTCCGCCAATCTAGATATGATTTTCCTTTTGATTCTATGAGCAGTTCTATCAGAAATGTGTATGTCATCACAAACTTTCACTAATTCCTTTTTATTAAAATAATACTCTTGAATGAATTCGCGTTCTTTCCTACTTGATGTGTTGATTATACGTTCAATAGCGCTCTTAAACTCAAGGATTTTACCTCTTCGTATACTACAAAGATAATTAGTTACTGCCATTTCTGTTTTCGATGTATTAGACGGTACAAACTCCCCGCCTATATTTGTATCTGTTGGAATCCATGGTGTCATTATTTCACTTCTTAAATCTTCGAGTTGCTTATGATAATTAGGATAATCACACAACTCATCTTCTAACTTTCGAACTGTTGATAATTTTAATCCATATTTCTTTTTAGTCATGAATACCCTCCATACAAATATTTTTAATCTTCAAAATGTCTCAATCTACTTCTTAATATCTCTATCTCCCGCTCTTTAACTTTCACATCGCCTTTTAACTGTTCAGCTTGCAACATCATACCAAACAATAAGATGACTAGTAATATAATTGCTATGACTAACCACATCATCTACTCTGACACCTCCGCCCTCATCAAATCAGACTGATCGCTCAACTTTGCGAAGTCACTCGGCGCCTCTACATCATCATTAGCCGTCGTCATAATATATACTTTCTCAGTTACATACTTACCTAGCTCATACATCGCTAGTAAGAATAATAGTCTTAATATTTGCTTAATCATTTTTTATCTACCTTCTTTACTTCGTATAAGACCGGATATAAATTTAAAAAGTGTATTCTATATCCAATCGTCTTAACTTTTACTTTATCACCTACTTTTAACCTAGCTTGTATGTCTGCGCTATCAAACTTTCCTTTGAAGAATAAGTCTGAGTTTTCGATGACTTGTTTATCATCTAATACAATATAGAATTTGTCCTCTTTATCTTGTCTTTTGTTATATTTATCTGTAATTGTCCCTTGATGTACTTCTTTGTTTTGGTAACTAGCCACTGTATAGATAGGCAATGCGACAACAAGTAGCAATGCGGTTATACCGAATAATGACAGTATTCCAACAATAAAGATGTCGAACCCATCCATATTTTTAAGTTTTTTAATCATTTCCCACACTCCCTTATATTTTCAAACAACTGACCCACTTTAATAACTGCATCCCTTTTAACTTGTTTCTCGTACTTCTCTTTCGCTTCTTCTTTACTCTCTGCCTCAACAACTGTAAACCTTTGATTACTCTTAGCTTTAGTTATGTGTGTATGTTTACGTCCTGTTGAATCTTTGAATGTTGTGACTAAGTATTGTGTCACTTCCCCAAAACCTCCTTGACTCGATCTAAGATGTCTTTACACTCCGCTACTTCCGAAACCTTTTGCTCCACGTTCTGAAACACTCTCGAATTCCTCCACTTGCTTTAGTTCAGGTGTCCATATAGGCACGATAACCAGTTGTGCTAGTTTGTCGCCTTTGTTGATTTGGTAAATTCTTCTTATGCCTCTTCCATCTTGTACATAGTTACCTTTTATATCTAAAATGCTTATTAATCCATCTTCTAATTCAGCGTCTATATCATCATATAAAAAGGGTATTCCATCACGTTCTTCATCATTCTTAATATTAATCCCTAAATTGCCGTGATATCCGGCGTCTATCTTGCCTGTTTCAATCACTAAATGTGTTTTACTACTTACACCACTACGGCTAGTTAATAGCCCGACATAGCCCTCTGGTATGCTTACAGCTACATCTGTTTTAATCACTGCCTTTTCTTGTGGCTCAAGTACGACAGTTTCAGCTGAGAATATGTCATAACCTGCATCCGTCTTATGATTTCGTTCGGGCATTCTAGCATTTTCTGATAATAGCCTTACTTGTAATGTGTTAGTCATTTTCCTGCTCCTCCTTGATTAAATGAATTGGTTTAACAACAAAGTCTATAAGACTAATAATAGATCCGTCAGATAACTTGTAATGCGTGTCTCTAATATCGCCAACAAGTTGTACAATTTCTAAAGTTGAATTTGTTTCTGGATTAAAAACCTTGTCTCCTACACTAATGCTCATTTTCCTGTTCCTCCTCATATTTATAGACAACTTGACCTGCCATAATCCCTACTGCTTCATCAAGTTCAACACCTTCTTTAACTGAATGTTGAATAGCATTTGTCATTCCCTCAAGTATTTCATCAAACGCTTGCGCTTTCTTATAAACGTCCTCAATCTCTTTTAGTAATCCCTCTGTGTCATTACCGTTATACGCACTAGCACTTATAACTGATTGTTCAATTTGTTCGCGATTATTCATTAGTGTCATCCTCCGTATTCGGATAAAATTTAATAAACATTTTATTACCATGCTTATCTATGGCAATTAACTCTTCGTATTCGTCGTGTGATACATACTTATCAATCACACAATTTTGTAACATTTGCATCATTTGCATATGCTTTTCAGCATTCATCATTTCCATCTCCTCTAAAATAAAGTTAGTTGCTTCTGTTCCTCGTATTCCAAACCATGTTGCTTTATATATATTTCGAGCTCTTCAGCAGTATCAAATGTCTTTTTAACGCTTTGCCAACCTGGCACGATATGCCCGTGAAAGTAATAAGTGCCATTCACTACATGGATATGTGCCACTCGTTCGTTATCCTGATACAGATATCTCTTAGATCCGAAAAATTGGTTTAAGTATTCTTTGCGCGCGTTATATGTCATAGTCATTGCTCCCACAAGTCAAAAGCTCTTTGGACATAAAACTTCGCCTTTGCTAAATCCTCGTGTCCGTTTTTCAACGGTGCTCTAGATAGATATTTGATTGCATTACCTATTGCAAATGCTAATTGTGGTGGATACTGCGCCGTAACCTGTTCGATAAAATCTATAATTTCAATGTCGCCGTATGTGTAGTGCGCTGGTTGCTTAACATTGTCTTTGTA